TCCCAATTTTAAGCAATACCTGTTCAACTAATATTTCACCCACGCGCCCTAATGTTTTTAGGAATCGTCTTTCTTTCTTTGGTTTTATTTCTTCGCTCATAATACTATTCCCATTGTGTTATAAATATCAAACATTTCTTCATCCTCATTACAAGTTGTCTCAGGACAACCAACCGCGCTGGGAATGAATCCAAGAAGGTTGGTTGCGCAAGTACACAAATAATCCTTAATTCTTTTCTTCTTTACCTCCAATCTTTGAAGTAAAGTATCTTGATAAAATTTTAATCCTTCAACGCCTACGTTTTGCCCGTATTCATTATCAATGGTATAAAGCCCGTTTGATCCAAGTTGCATCACCATGTAAGGCGAAGCTTCGTAAAGCACGGCATTGGCGCAAAAGGATTTTAATTGGTCGTCCCAAAGTTGCTGGTAAGCCGTTGAGGTGAACGCCGTGGAGCTTCCTTTGTCCGCAACCAAGGCATCGTAAAACGTTAAGCCAACGGCGGGAACAATCCAACGGTATTCAGCATCTTGAATATGTGGGCTTATTAATGACTTATCAAGGCGTATATCAGCTGGGGTTGGCCGTGCAACGCCGCCAGCTATTACTTCACTCGGTTGTATTAGTTGGCTCATCGGTTGGGGTTGTTGTTGTTTCTATTTCAATAGGTGAATAACCTAATATTTCCCTTTTTTCATCTTGCGTCAAATTATCCTCAACCGCAATATCTCCCATAAAGGACACGGGTAACGTGTTAGAAATGCTAAAGGTAAGGTCAATAAACGCTGGATTATAAGCGCTTATTTCTTTTAAAAAGGGGTTAATAATCTTGGATAACAAAAGGTTTTGCCGTGGCTTTATAACCGTGTTTTGTAAATATTCCATCTCTTGGCGTATCTGTTGATTGCTTCCAAGTTGCCCCGCGGTGGCGAAGCCTGCAAGTGACTTACTCCACCTATTTGCCACGACAATCGCCGAGGCTGCCAAGTTTTGCAAGTTTAAAAATTCACCTTCGTTTTCCTTTGATGTCGGAATCCAATTAGCTTTTAATTTTTCGTCCCTCAGAACCTGTACAAATAACTTATGATTATTTGCCATGCCTGTAAACTTGCTTTCTATTCCTTCAACAAGTTTCTTTGCCTCAGCTGGCGTAATTGAACCAAAGAATTGCATGATACCCGAAGGCATGAAGCCGTTTTCAAACTTGCTTGTGTTAAACCTTTGAATCCTGTATTCCATTTCAGCCCACATTTTCGCGCCAATCCACTCGGGTAAACCAAAGTAAAAATAGCCAGCCGCGTATTGCTTAACATGAATAACGCTCCTTTGCGTTCCGTCCTCAAATTTTTTAAAGTCAGGGTACATTGGCACCTCCCTAAATCCTTCGCTTTCGTAAAATACGCCGTCGGTGGTAAGTGGCACTTCTTCCCAGTTGTCGTAAATGCCAACAAATTTTATAATCTGATCCGCTTCCGCTTTTCGAATACCAATATTATACACGGGAACGTGATAAATATAAGTGAATGGCTCTGAACCTACTTTGCCCTTAACAATTTCGCAAAAGCTATTTCCAAAAGCATCATAGTCAAACGCAAGTTGAGCCAAAACCTCCTGCAGATTTTGACCGTGTAAATTAACCTGGCCAATAACATCCTCAATTTCATTTAAAGAATCGTCGATGATAACCTCACCCTTCATCGACGTGGTAAGCAATGTATTTGCTTTACCTTTCATGGGAATGAAGCCGTCACCGACAACCATGTTTGTTTTATCTTCGATTATCCTTCTTAATGTCGGCGAATTATTTACAATAGCAATAAGACTTTTTAAAAAGTCATCCTTTTGCGTAAAGAACCTTACCCATTTTGCCCCCGTGAAATCAAGCCTCTCCCGTGAAGGTTCATTGAAAATATCTTCCCTTACAAGTATTGTATTGGAAGTATCTAATGTAACTGAGGCAAGTAAAGGGCTTTGATTGCGTTTACTTACCCTATTGTTCCTGTTCGGGACTGCCTGTATTTTCTTTAATTGTTGGCTCATAGGTTTTTTTCTCGGGAGTATAAATTACGTGCTGCCCAACGGTCTGAGGGCTTGATATATACCAAGCCCTCAATTCGTTTTGTGAAAGTTCGCCGATAGTTTTTCTAATGATTCCAGCTTTGCCCGAAAGGTCTGCACCCACGTAAAGCATTTGTTTGCTTTTATCTCTAACTATCATATTTTTATTAATCTAAGGCGTTCATCACTGTTTCGCCGTTAACAATAAACCTCGCTTTGTTTGTAGTACGGCAAGAAAGGGTTAATGTTTCTTGATTTGAATCTGTAAATAATGCACCTGATAAACCTTCGGCGCTTGTCAACCTTGCGACCCTTTTCTTTGCACCAATAGTTTCAACGCCCCATATCCAGTAGTTGCCCGTGTTTTCCACGTGAACGCAAACCAAGCCGCAAGCCTGATTTGCCATGTCTTGAATAAGGTTTCTCAACTCTTGGTCACGGCAATTTATAACGCCCGTCAAACTTTGCTCAATAGCTACGGACAAAGTATCAGCGTCTTGCGTTACCGTTTCAGTGAATGCTCCTGAATTGTCTCTAAATTCGACTTCGTAAAAAACGGCAGCCGAGGAAGTCATTGTTATTGCTGTAGTTGCTCCCGATGCGTTGTTGGTAATGCTGGTTACCTGATTAGCATTGGCAATGTAAAACTTGCCAATACCACCAGCGCAAGTTCCGTCAGTACATTGATTAAGCCAACCGCTTGTTATTGCGCTCATTCGTTTTTAATTAGTAGCCTAAGCTGATTAAGGAATGGTGAATATAATTCACGCCCATTTTAAAGCGTGCTTTAATATACACCTTTTCGTCTTTCTGGTCATACCAAAGTTCTAAAGCCGTTTCAGGGCTTAATACGTCCGTCGCAAGTACCTTGTTTTGAGGCGTGGTATATTCAACGTAATGCGGCTTAGTTGTTCCAAGTGCTGTGGCAATATCGTCCCAGCGGAATTGAGGAATCACGGTTACACCACGAAAGGTAAACTGTTCAACGCCGTTAATCAACTGAAGTAAACCGTAGTCACCGCCACCGCCGTTTTCAATGTCCTCGCGAAGCTGAGAATAAACGCTTTGCGTTACATTGAACACCTTTTGGTTCGCAGGTAAGCCTTTTAACTGCAAAGGCGCTTGGTCGTACACCGCGCGAAGAATGCCAAAGCCATCGCCTGAGGCAAGGTCAGAACCTGAACCCGTGTTTGCACGTGGTACTAAGTCATCTGCAACCAACTGAGGGTAATAAACAGTCCAAAAACCGTCTAATGAATCAAAATTAGGATTATTGGAAGACTGGTCACCGAAATAAGAAAGACGGGTAATGTCGTTTCTTATCGCTTGTTGTGTACGGGTTAAAAGAATGTTTTCAATCAATGTTCCTGAAACATCTGGAAGCCTTGTACCTGTTTTCAATAACTCTTCAAAAACCGTGTCCTCAAATTCATCCCAGCACATTTCTAAATCAACCTTCATTTTTTCAACGTCAATTGTACGCTGGTAAGTCTCAACCGAGCCAACTGGATTAAATCCGCAGCCTGAGTATTTACGTACAATGTTTTCCAACTGTTGTACAAAAACCATTTTCTTTTTATTCGCAACGTTTCCAAGTACACGAAATTGTCCGCGAAGGTCATCGTCAAAGAAAACAGGCTCTAAAAATATGTTATTTGCCTCCGTGCCTCTAAAGGATACGTCAAGTTGGCTTATTTCAACTAATGCCATTTGTTTTTAATTTTAAAGATTTGGATAAGAAATGGTTGCCGAAGTATTGGTTAAAACCAATGAATCTTCAATACCAAATGAAAACTCTGTCTTTGCCCCTGCGGTTGTTGCCACTGCAAATAATACTTTCCAATCATTACCTTTAACCAAAGCGGAGGTATTGATTTGTAAAATTGCCGTTGGTGCTGAGGATTGCCAATTTGCATATGCCTCGTTACCTGATTCGTCCATTACGGTAACCTTGTAAAAATCGCTTGCACTTGTCACGCCTGTCAAAGGTGCAAAGTTTAAACGATTGCCAGCTGAGGAAGTGCCATAAGTGAAAGAAACGGGAATGCGATCCTCATAAGTATCGATACCGTATAATTGCTCCGCGTTTATTCCTTGAGCATTGGCGTAAGGGTTGGTGCGGTTTAAATTGTTTTGCCCGACGTATGTATTTGAATCGAGAAAACCATTGACGTTTGCTGTTGCCATTATCTTTGTGAGATTTTAGATTGAACTAATGAAGCGAAAGAATCAAAGTAACTCGATTTCGCTTTTGTTTCCTGAACCTTTTCATGTGATGAGCCACCCGATGGAAGTCCAACGCCTTTTTTTACTTGCGCCCTAAGTGCAACCAATTCATTTCCCAGAGTTTCAAGAACCGTTTCAATTTCAGCAATTGAGTTCTTTTGTTCATCGGTCTTTTTGTACATTGAATCCATTTCCTCCTTTTGCTTTGAGTGAATAGCTTCCATTTCATCTGGTGACATTACAAAATAACCGTTTTCCTTTAACAAGGAAATAGCAACTTCCACCTCGTCGTTTTTCGGCTCTTCCTCCATTACTTTTTCTTCCTCAACAACATTTGTGACTTCTTTTTTATCGTCCATATTGCTAAGTAAAGATTTGATTTTTTCTAAAATGGAATTACCCATGTCATTGTCTTTTTTTGTATATGTTAATAATGCGGCTGGTACATTTATGAACTTGCTGAGGCTATTTTGCAACGGTAACATATCTATGTTTTTTTCGCCAACTTTAACAATTTCATCAATGAAGCCAAATTCTAATGCCTCCTGAGCGGTCAGCCATGTTTCAGCTGCCATCATTTTCGTAATAATTTCTTTTAGGTTCTTTTGGTCTCCTTTGCGTTTATAAACCGCCGCCGTGTAAATGTCAAGTAACTTAGCCTCCATCTTATCTAATAACTCAGCCGTTGCCTCAAGTTCGTCGGCGTTACCCATCGTGTAACTCCAAGGCCTGTGAATCATCATAAAGGCGTTTTCAGTCATTTTAACAATATCCGCTGCCAACAGTACAACCGTTGCAATGCTTGCTACCAAGCCGATTCCTGTTGCCGTGGTTTCTTCAGGGTAATTTGCAACTAAATCAGCAATACCCATTCCTTCAGTGACACTGCCACCGCCAGAAGATATTGTTAAATTAATTGGCTGCCCGTTCGCCTGGTTAATTTTGGTTCTTATTGAGCTGTAAGAATTAACCGATTCCGAAATTTCACCTAAAATATCTATACTTACTTTTGCCATGTTTTTTGCTTTGTCCTTTTGGATTGCCTTGTACTTTGCCTCAGCCCAAACCCTCATAGCACTTCCGCCCCAGGCGTCATACATTACTGATCCGCAAATTTCAGAACCGTCTTCATCAAAGTATTTTCCCTGGTCATACGTTTCCGCGCGGCTTAAAAAGGAATATGTGCGTTGAACCGTTTCTTCAGACAATCCCTCACCGTTGGCGATTTGATTTGCACGTTGCCAACCAACAAGGGTACCGCAATCCGACCCGTTCTTTTCCTTGTGGTCAAGTGCGCGTCGTGCGTTGTTCTTTGCGGCATCTGGATAATCGGCGTATGTCATAAAAGAAAAATAATTTATTTACAAAATTACTCACTCTTGTTTTTATCTTTTCTTTTTTGCTTGATTTGATAACCAAACCTTTCCGGGTGCTGAACCATGTTATAAACGTGCTTCTTACTTATACCCGTTCGTATGCTTATTTCCATCATAGCATCCATTTTTGAATCATTTGAATAAAGGCTATTTGGATAAAGGTGCATAACCATATATTTCGCGACCGTCTTTTCCTTTAACACATCTGTTTTTACGAGGAAGGAAATAAGGTGAAAGAAGTTGGGCGTTATACCTTCCTTTTGGCAAAATGCACTGTATTTATTCAAGATTTCATGTGTAAAATCCTGTAACAAATCTTCGTTAATCATTTCAAATTCATCCATTTTCATTCCAATATTGTACTATTTGCCTCATTTTACCAACGACTTTTGTCCGACACGCGGGACAATTTCGTCGCTCAGGCTCATAATGATTAACAAAATTGTTATAAATGTTAAATAAATAATCCATATCCGCTGGTTCAATACTCAAAACCCTGTAAGTCCTGTGTACCGTAGCGGTAACTTGCGCCTTATATTCCTCGGGTATTCGTGAACCAAGTTCTCCCCAGATGTTTCCTGTTTTCATGCAATTACACATTTATAAAGTGGCATTTATTTTTAACTTATTTCCCTCAGCAAGATCGCGCGCAATGTCCTCACTCACAACGTAAGCCTGCAACCTGTCAATCCTATTGTTTATCGCGTCGGTCTTTGCCTCCATGACTTGTAAAAATTCATTCATGTTACTCTGTAAACTCATTCCTTGTATTGGTGGGCTTATCGGCGGAACCATGCCACCCTCCGCAAAACCTTTGATACCAAGCCGCCTGAATGTGGGAGAACCGCCTAATAAACTTTGTTGGCGTTGATTCAATACAACCTCACCGCGTTTAACGTATGCAAGAACATTGTCACCATTTGACCGCGTTGGTATGTTTTGCTTTTGATTTACCCGTTGCCCTGTCACGACGCCACCCTCGGCAAGGGGCTGGGCTACGATTGTTGCCGTTTGTATTCCTGCGAAAACACCTGCGGTAATGGCTGAACCAATGGTAAATGGCGGACCAGGCGGAACGGCTAAAGCCCTGTTTACCGCCAGAGCGCCTTGAATGATTGATTGAAGAATCGCAATTTTCTTTTCAGCTTTAGCGGCTTTTAATTGCAATGCTTCGGCTTCTTTGTTTCTTGATTCTAATAACGCCTTTTCTTGAACAATCTCTTTTTCTAATCTCCTTTTTTTTATACCGCTTGCTTTTTCCGCTTTGGCTTCAAGATTTGAAATATTTTCTTCTGTCAATTCAATCTGCTCGTTTAATTGGTCAGCATCCTTTTTAAAACGCGCTTGCTGAACCGTGGAAAAAAAGTCGGTTACTAAAGAAGCGGTTTGCAAATAGGTTTCAATTCTTTTGGCGCGTTCTTCTAAATCTTCCTCTTCCTTTTTCTTTTGTTGTTCCCTAAAGTCGTCCGCGTTTTTTGTAACCTCTTTAAATACCTTTTGAATATCTTCAACCTCCTTTTTTAATAACTCTGGCGTCTTTGTCGTCAACGGAAGCGTCGCAAGTTGCTCAGCGTTTTTCAAGTTGTTAAGCAAGTTCCCACGCGTGGCATCCGCTAATATTTGATTTTGTTGTTCAACCGCTGATTTAATTTGATTGTTAATTGCGTTCAACTTTACCGCAAGTTCTTTCTGTGTTCCTGAGCCAACCACGGCGTTGGAAAACGCGCTTTGTAATTTGCTTCGTTCGTCCTCAAGGGCTGCAAGCGAACCTTCGGTAAATGCTTTTACCGTTTCTTTTGCCGCCGCGTTGCCTAATTTGCCGCCTAAATTTCGTGCAGGAACTTCGGGTTTAAATTTATTTAACTCCGATTCAATGCCTTTAATTTCTTCGCTTAACTTTTTATAATCTGCTGAGCCAAATAAAACAACTTTCCTTTCTTTTCGCTTTTCGGCTAACTTTTGTTCTAATCCAGCCTGAGTACCCAACAACGCTGCCGCCTGTTCCTTTGCAATTCTTTCTTGTTCTTTAAGCGCCTCTTGATTAATTAAATTTATCTCTTTGTTTCCGTCTTTGATTTGCTGATTGAAAACTTTGAAAAAAGAAAGGATTGAACCTTCTGGCTTTGTAAACTCGGCGAAGGCTTTTTTATAAGCGTTTAAACGGTTTGGAACTTGTTCAAAGTAATTTAGGATTCCAGATAAAACTCCGTTTAAAAATAATTTACCCTTTGCCGTAGCAATTTCAAATTCCACTCCCGTGGTTGCAAGGGTTTGATTATACGCGACCTCACTTATTTTTAATTGCTCATTAACCCTAAATAATTCTTCTTGTTGCTTTTGATAAAGGTTACTTGATAAAGTTACGTCGTCCGTGCTTTGTAAAACGTCGCCCAATGTTATTAAGAAGTCTTTGCCAATGTCTTCGCCCGGTGCGCCAAAAACGTCTGCAATAATCGTTTGAAGTTGAGAACCTGCGACGCCCGTTTCCGTTATCTTGTCGGTAACAAGCCCAAAAGCCTGACCCGATGTTACTGAGCCGTTGTTTATATTTGTAAATAATTCGTCTGTAAATTCTTTGCCAAAAGCATTTTCCAAAGCCGCCCTTGATGCTTTTGTTTGTTCGTTTATCCTTAATCCAAATTCTTTTACCGCGTCAAGTCCCTTATCTGAAAATATACCTTCATTTGCTGAGGCGATGGAAACCCTTAAAAAATCTTCGGCACTTAATCCAGCGTCACGAAATTGAACGGAGTATTCCTTTAAGCCGTCAAGGAATTGCCCCTGAGCGTCTGCACCTTTTCGAAAACCAACCTCAACCACGTCCAACGCCTGAGCGAAAGAAATACCCAAAGCCTTACTTGCGCTATTTGCCGCAACCACAATATCATCAACGTTTTTTCCATACGTCACCGCAATGGCTTGACTACTTGCGACAACTTGCGTTAATTCTTCGCCCGTGATTTGTGTAAAGTTGGTAACCTGAGCAGATAACTCCTGTGTTGCCCTTGCGGCTTCAATTAAGCCTCCAACGATTTCGCTTATGGCTTGAAACGCGGTTAATGCTATTCCTATTGTACCAAGTCCAACGCTTAATGACCCTGATGCTTTGTTTAAACTTGCAAATCCGTTTTGTACTCCACCAATAGCGCCTGTAACTTGTCCAAGTGTTCCGCTTAGCTTTGGGAAAAAGTTTGATAAGGCTTCGGTATATCCGCCGACATTTCTTTGAAATTGTCCAACCGTGGCATCAATGCCTTTTAATTCTTTATCAAGTTTATTTATACTTACAAGAAGGTCTTTTGCCTCCTGTGTATTTGTCATTTGAGCCGCCGCCAAATCTTTGTATCGGTTGCGCTGGTCATTTAACTCCTTGCTTAACTTACGATAAGCCCCGTTTGCTTTGTCGGTTGCGGTTATCTCTTCGTTGCGGACTTTGATTTGTTCCTTAACAACCTTGTTAACCTCCATTTGCGCCGCCTTCAAGTCAACCAACTTCGCCTCAAGTTTCTTTATTTCTTGAACGTCGGTTGTTTTCTTGAGTTCCGCGTTCACGTCGGCAATAGCTCTTTTTAACTCCGTTGCCGTTTCAACTGTTTTACCTAAACCGTCTATTACTATTTGAAAACCTATTACCTGTGCCATTATCCTTTTGTTACGCCGTTTACAATAACTTCATAATTTGCCCCATCGTAATGGGTATTTGTATCTATTGTCACGGTTGAGCCGCTTATTACATATTGAAACGTTGGAAGCAACTTTTGCCCGTTCTGGAATACAAGTACATTTGCATTTGTGTTTGATACATTTGTTACGCCTGAATTGACGGGTAAAACAAGTACGTTGGTATTCGATGAAAGGAACGGCGTGTAAGATAACTGAATATTTACCGTCGCCCCATTTGCTCCAACCAGGCCGCTTCCAGATCCTGTAACCGTGCCACCCTGCGGAGGTGCGCCTGCCAAAGTTATCGTATTTGATACTTTGTTTAAGTCGTTTACATTTGGCTTTTCATCGTATAAGATAACCGTACGCGCTGGGCTATTGCTTTTGGGATTGTACTCAAGTTCTTGAATGATGAAATTAGAACTTCCAATCATTCCCTTGCGCCTGAATGACAGTTGCGTTATGTCCTTGTTTTCCCATTTGACAAAGGTCGTGTATTGCTTTCCAAGTTCAATGCGTTTGTACGTTTGCAAATGAAACGTTTTAAAAACGCCTTGCATCACATTTGTATAATTTGTGACTTCATCCGAAAAAGATAGGTTGAAATCTCCCCCACTCGGGTCATTGTAATTTACCATGAAAGCTGCAGGAAAATCAAAAGCCGACGCCGCTGAACTTGCCTCATCGTACAAACGGACGTATCCATCTAAGCCGCTTCGCCTTCCTGCATAATAAAGCAAACGAGGCGCAAGGTTATAATTGGGTTCTGCATCTGGCACCGTGTTATAATCGTCACCAAAAACAAGTGGCAACTGTGCCCCGTATGTTCCGCCCGTGGTTATTTCCACGTCGTTTATATGAATGGCTTTGGCAAAAAACTTTGTATAAAGAAATTCAATGCCATTTGGGAATCTGTCATCAGGGAAATTGTAACCGCCAGAATAAATATTAACCCCGCGCCTTGCTTCTTCTTTGTTCGTCGTATCATCGTCCGTGGCATACGCCAGCACTTGACTTGACTTATAATTATCTAATATCGTCAATTCGCTTCCATCAATGTCACGGGTATTTAAATCATACTTATTCGTATCTTGAAAAAAGCCGTCAAACGTTGTAAGGGTGATCGCGCCGCTTGCGTTTGCCCTGTATCTTACCGTATAATTGTCTTTTGGGTACGCGTAAACTTGCTTGCTTAAAACGTCGGTTTCCCAGGCTAAATTGAAAATGGTTGTAAGGTCTGCGATTATGTCTTTGACGTACCATGAATTAGGTATTATATATTCCAAATTTACCGTCTCACCTTGCTCTAATCCTTCCTTTTGTGCAATCACAGATAAAGAACCAGCGATAATCAAGTTAAATGAAACGTTTTCGTACCTCAGCTTCAAAGTAACTAAGTCACCTGCCACCAAGTCCCCGAGGAACTCAAGGGCAATGGAATCATTCAACGTGTTTTCATTTGTTAAATCATACGTTGAAACGTTGTTTCCGTTAACATCAAAGAAAAGAATGAGTTCTGCGAATTGGTTTAAGTCACCGATTGAAGCCGTTAAGTTTACGTTTAACTCAGCTATCAACTCGTATAAAGCGTTAATCGGGACCGTGTAAACGCCGCCCGTATAATTGCCTCCCGTGTCAAAGTTGGGTGA